CTAATCCCGTGCAGTTTATCTTGTAGCCCTTTGAATGGGTAGTCATGGTCAGCTGGTGGTATTGGTGTAGTAACTAATGCTTCAAGTGTTTTGCCTTCGATAATACCATCAGGTCTATAGGATTTAGCATCCCATATTGCTTTTCGTATTGCTTCAGCATCATTTTCTTGTAATGCATCGCTTGCGTCCTTATAGGATTCGAGAGTAGCGATCTTAACCTTGCCCGCTGGTAGTATGCTTGCCGCTTCCGCCGCCGCCTTACGCCCTGGATCATCGCTATCGAAGAACAGTACGATTTCTTGATATCCCTGTAATAATGGGATTTGTTTTTGTATATCTTTCTTGGCCGACGCCGCCCCATGTGGTAGGGATACATGAGGCCAGCCAGGCATCGCTTCATAACCGCTAGCAGCATCTAACTCACCTTCATAAATAACGATGCGTTTGCCACCATCAGGAAACAAATGCTGACCAAACAAAGTATCAGTACTATTACCTTCATAAGTAAAGATTTTTTTCTTATTTTTTACCTTGAACCCTTTGAGGACACCATCGCTTGTAAAATAGGGGAAACGTAAAGTGTCTCCGTCTCTGTAGATTCGGTAAAACTGATTAGTCTTCTCTGAGATGTTTCGTTTTTGCAGCCGTTCGGCTGATCCTTTGAATTGTACATCTTTTGACATCCTTTGACTGTGAATAACATCATTGTCGCCTGTTCTATTGTGACAGACAAAACAGAAAGTGTGGCCATCTGTATACAAAGAGTTCGCATCAGATGACCCACAATTATCGCAAGGCATGTGCCTAACGAATTCACTATCGCTCATGTTAACCATTCGATAGGTATTTCATGGAACGCACACCATGGAATGTCATGTTTATCACACCACATGGCATACGTTGTTTTAGATCCTTTTGTAATCTTATTATAGGGTGATTGAAATACCATCCTTAAATCTAATTCCGGGTTGTCGGCCTTAACAGCTGCAATCTTCCGTCTGTCTGGCGCTGACCAGTATCCTTTTGCCTCCAAGTGTACATGGTTTGGCAAGATAAAATCAGGATGATAATGATGCTGGATGGTATAAGCCACCTTGCATGATTCGTACTCATAAGATACTCCAAGACCTTCTAGTAGTTTTGCGATCCTTTCTTCTAAACCTGATCTATATTTAGAAGTCTTCTTCTTCGGTTTCTTCTTCTTCATTCAGTGTAGGTGTTACATTAGGATCAGCCGTTTTAAAACCTGCTGTAGTACCAAACAACTCAGCCACTTCATTAGCATCTAAGTCACCAGTATCTACACCAGCTTCACCTTTTACTGAGACAACTTGAACACCAACCAACTTAAGGCTGCTACCATAGGTAACCCCATCCCGTAGAATGTAAGGCTTTTGATAGAAACCCAGTTTAACAGTAGATCCTGCATATAATGGAGTTTTTGTATCGGTTACGGGTGATCCCTCCGTGTCTACCACGGGTGGGCGTTTCTCTTCATTCCAAGAGAATTTTAATTTATACTTACCCTTAGCAACTTCTTCCCATGGTTCGGGCTTAAGTGTACTACGTTTAGGGTTCTTTAATTTGGACTCAGCCCATTTAAGAACTTCAGCCCTTTCAGTTTCTAATTTGTCAACAATCTTATTGTCAACAACAGCCGAGAGGGAGTAACCAAACTTACTAGGTGATAGTATAGCTTGGAATCCTTCAAGTGTTACAGGTTTGTCAGTGACGTGTACGGTTCTACTCACCAGTTAATGCCTCTTCTAAAGATTGTGGTTCAAGCTTTGTCTCAAGCTCGGTTCTGTACTCAGTAAGTTGTTTAATACGCTCATTGAGTGCGTCTAATTGTTTTTGTTGTTGCTCTTTCTCTGCCTTCTGTAGTCTCTCTTCTGAGACAACTAATATAGTAGGCGGTCTGAAAAAGCTATCAAATAATGAATAATGTTGCATTTAACAAAAGAAATAAGTGGAATCAATTACGGATTCTGGTTTTAAATCTCCGATAATTGGTGGTTCAGTCTCCGCTCCAATTTGATTAGCGAATTCTGTTAAGTAATCATTCTCAGCAAATAGATGCATATATACTTCCCTAACTACGTTAGATAGTTCAGTCATATCAGTTGCTCTACATAATACTGAGTCATGTATTAAAGCAATAGGATTATCAAACTTTTCTACACTAAGATGTAAGAGACTGCTATCTAATGAATGTATTAGATTAGGAGCTGTAGCGGCTTTATGCCTGTTTCTATCTACTTCTCCAGTCTCTTCAGTAGCTACTCTCATCTGACATCTGCCTAGAAGTTTAAGTTCTATAGTCTCCATCTTACGTTTCATTATACGTTGAACGACAACAAAACCTGATGGAGTTTTCCATACTAACTCCTTGACACCACGTTTAATGGCTCTAGCTACTTCATCTTCAATCCATTTCATTACTGAAAGACAACCTGGTACTACATTTCCCATAGCTTCTCTAACAGCTTTGACTGTGATTGTTAGATCATCCTTATCTATTTCGATACCTTTCTCTAACAATGCGTCTCTAATGTACGATCTATTAGAATAAGGTTTAGCATTATAGGGTATGGTCATAACGGTACGTTTGACACACTTCCTATCTAATACTTTCTTAATAGCATCAGGACAATTCCATTTGGCTACTTCTGCTACTACCTTATAAGCATCTTGTGGACGTTCAGAAGGTATTACGTTAACCAATTTAGCCGTGGACTTATCCCTTGCCAATCCTGCCAGAATTTGTATTCCTGAGCAGGTTGCGTCGGTAGCCACGCATAATCCTGTAGTAAGTCTGTCCTTTAAGACAACACAATGGTAGTATTCCTCACATGAGGCAAGGAATTGCCATGGTTCCTCAGCAGCTTCCCAATCAGGTACACTACCTATTGGATCTTTAGCTACCTTCTCTATTAAAGGTATGTTCTGACTTGTCCATTCTAACCTCTCAGACATCGTTGACTTATCTAATCCATAAGTTGTAGCACATTGAAATGCTAACCACTCTTCTGCGTCCTTGTTCATAGGTGACTCATTAGAAAATCTTATGAGTGACTTACCGAAATCTGTATCTTGAGGTGTTAAGAATGCTGGTATAGGGTATGCTCTACCACGATAATCAAAAGACCAAGGTATAAAGAATTCCTTCTTATCCTTAAATCTCTTAACTGCCTCCATTGTCATCCTAGTTCTACATGAACGTCTGATCTCTTGAGATTGTTTGTTCATTACATTAGCAGCATCTCTTCTGTATTTCTTCCGAGATTCTTTATTATCTGCTATATCAACTGGTTTAGGAGGTAAATCGTAGTGAGTGACTGGGAGAAATTTCCCCACACTTCTTTCTAATCTCTGTAACTCTTCAGCAACATTGACTGTGAAAGGGTTCAATCTATATCCAACCTTCTGAATCTTATTTAAGAAGGCGAGAGGTTTTTCTCCCTGTATACGTAAGGGATCACCACGCCTTACCAGCTCATGCCCTTCCATTACTTCATTGAGAAGGTAACCACCTTTTACACCATTGTCCCAATCCCTTGGTGTGACTAACATTGGCCATGATAATGGAGAGAATAGTTCTGCATTTTCCATTATCTTATCTCTTGTATCTAAGAACTCAGGAGTAGGTACTACATATAGCGTAGTCTTACGTCCTTCTCTTATAGGTTGTTTATAAAACCAACCGCTTGATTCCATAATACAATCCAATAACCAGCCACCTAGTTTAACACGAACTGATCTACCCCATGGATTCCATTTCTCAACATCGTAACGATTCATCAAAGTCTTGATGTTTGTTAGTTTCTGTTGTGTTCCTGATGATGAGTGCCAATAATTCTTCTTTAAGGTAGTTAATAAACCTGGAGCTACAGTCTCATAATGTCTCATTTGACATTCATCTTCTATAGCATGTCCAATAGAATCACATACATTAACAGCGTAGTTACTTCCTTCCTTAAAACTAAATACTTTATCAAAGGTTAACTTACATGCTATTGCAGCTGCAGCTAATGGTTCTAAACTTGTTAAATACTGTTTGATCTCTTTAAATGAAACACCATTGTGTCCTTTATGTATGCGTCCTTTTGTTTCATTAATCCTATTAACTAAAAGAGGTAATAATGTATCAATAGATGCAACTCCATAAACACTAGCTGATGCATAACTCTTATCTTCTAATTTAAGAGTTTGATCTCCAAGTCGTTTAAGTCCTTGTCTTACTTGATCTCTTTCAAGAGTAATCTGTGCTTCAATTAACTTCTCTTGAAAATTTAAGATCTTTGAATTCATCATTGATTTGATCCGTTAAGAGTTGTTTAATCTCATCGTAATGAGGGTGGTTTTCTGATAACAAATCTAATGCTTGTTTCTCATAACTAACTATATCATCATGCGAGCGGGTCATCGTAAAGATCCTCCTTGTGTTTTGGGTGTAGTAATTGTACAGCATCATTATCGCAGACTGTGAACTCACTTGTACCTTCTTTTAATAATGATTTAATCTTTCTTTGAGCATTACCTACATTTTTATAAGCATGTTCCTTTATCTTACCATTTGATTTACGTTCTCTAATTATACATGATACTGAAGATGGTAGTTGCCAACCTCCTATCTTCCAATCCATAAACTCATCATATGTCAATGGAATAAAGAAACAGTCGGGTGCTTCCTTGTACTCTCTCCAGTTGTTGTGGTAATAAGGTTTCTTTTTAGTCATTCGATTAACTCCGCATTTACTAAGTAATCATCATGTAAACATGCTTCTTCATAAGCATCATAAGCAGCTTGATATACATCGTATCCTGAATTTAATACGAATGTTCTACCACTCTGGAGAGTTACTAAATACTTAGCATCTCTAGGTTCGTTTACGTCCTTGTCCTGACTGTGAAATTGACTGTGATTCATTTAATTTAATGATTAGTGAACGTAATCGCTCCCTAGATTGTCTCAAAGCTTGAGGTTTTAGGGAGCGTTTCTGATACTTTTTACTATGATGTTGCCAATTCGGTGTTACTTTCATCTTTCTTAAATGCATTATATAATTGTTCTTTAACTTTCTCCTTTTGTTGATACTTTCTTCTACTTACTATTTGTTCGTTGTATGCTTCTGCTTCCATTTCAGCAGTTTGTAAGTGATGACATTCTACTCTATATTCATCACCACAGCATGTATACATTCTCTTTAATCTATAACTAACTGCGTCCATATCTTCAAAGATACCAACAACAGTTGTACTTCCATCATGTGGACATACTGAACTAATAGTAAAGTATTCGGGTTGGTTTGGGTGTGACATGGTAGTTACGTCCTTGATTTTAATGAATGGGTTTTTATTTAGAAGGGTGAAAATAACCAGATTAATTGCACTGCTATTATATATCCAGCGATACCTAATTGCAGCTCTAATCTATCATTATCCTCCTGTAATTGTGCCTTTGTTTTTGACATTTATCCGAAGGAATGAACGTTGTAATGTTTACGTATTGGTGTATATTGTATCTCTTTTGGTTTAGTAACTGCCTTATATATTCTATATAAAGTGTTACTATCTACGTGCGGAATTGACTGTGAATTTAATAACATTAATTATGCTCAATTGATGATATATTATCAGGTAAATTGCAAGCATAAACATTAATAACTTCTTGCGGAACTTCTCTAGCAGTAACACCTTCTAACCACTGATTAATGTGTCTAGATGTTGTTTTACTGTAGTATTCTGATGTTCTTAAGTAATCATAACCAGGAGTTTTTACACAAACTGGTGTATCATAACTGAAGAATACTTCTGCTCCGTTTGTGTGTTCGACTACGGTTTTGTTGTAACCGATTCTTTTTAGTTTCATGACTGTGATTAAGCGTGGTTTGTAATGTTTTTAAGGATAATAAAAATGAGTATGGTTAAACATACCCATACAATTAGTGTTGTCATAGTGTAACAATCTCCAAATGATCTTTACCCCATTCAGTGTTAGATAGTTCAACAAGATTGGAGTAAACGTTATCATCTAAGTCGCTTAATTCTTCGCAAGTTGTTGATTCAAAGTCATAAACAAGTTGATCTGCTACAAGTTCAATGAATAACCAGCAAACATCGTTCTTATATGATGTTAACTGTGCATCACAATTTGTAAACATTTCAACAAGAGTTTCAGTGCCTAAATTATCATCTATGTAAGAAACTATTTCCTCTTCGTTATTATCGAAGAATTCAACAGTTTCTGAATAATAGATGTGATTATGTGCACATCCTGATT